GATGCTTGATGCAGGAATTTTAACTTTAAATCCAGAGGCTGAAAAGGCATACAACGCTATTTCTCCTGAAAAACGTGCAGAAATTAGGAGAAGAATTGATAGGTTCCAAGCCGATAAAGCACAACAAACAGACAATCCTAATGCACAACAAACAGACAATCCTAATGCACAAAAAGCACCAGGATCATTATTTGATTTATTAGGTGATTCTATTATACGTGAAGGCGAAGAAGATAAAGCAGAACTAGTAATGGCTTCTAAAGATATGGTTGACAGACTTACTGGTTGGATGGAAGACACAGCAGAAATGCAGTCAGAGTCCATGCTAGAACTTGCTGACGCTATCCGCGATGAAATGGGACAACAACAAGCAGACGCTTTTGTTAACACTGTTAAGCCTGCACTAGAACAACTTTACGCCGCAATGGAAGGTACACGCACTAGTTTAACGACAGGCGTTGGTATGTTAACTGGCGAAGGCGAAGCACCTGCTCCGGACATGGGTGCAGCAGATGCAGAAGCAGAAGCAGCACAAGGTGTAGAACTAGATACAGCTGACATGGAGCCAACAGTTGACCAAGACGAATTTGGAGCAGCAGCGGCAGCAGCTGGTGGCACAGATGAAGCAGGTCGTGCAAGACGCGAGTCACGCATGTACAAAAAGAAAGCAATGCTAGAGCAGTCACGCAGATTAGGAGTTCTTTTGTCAAAAAAAAAGTGACAGAGGATGAAACTGCCCAGCCTAGTAAATTAGTACAAGTACTTAGAACAATAATCGGTGATGCTGATCAAAAAGGCGTCACCGTTTTTTTACATTTTGATAAACCTAAAGCAGATGCAATACGCCAAGGATCAAAAAATTTAGATCTAAATAAACTTATGCAGAATGTTGGCGCAGAAACATTTGATTACAATTCCTTCAAAGCAGCATATGATACTGATCCAAGAGTAAAAGCAATGGTGTCTAATTTTAGTCAGGAAGGTATAGAACCAAAAACTGCTAAACAAGAAAAGTCTGATGTGCCTCAAGCAGATAGTCAAACAGGCGGCGATACTGTGGATCAAATGGCTAAACGTGCTACAGATGTTGGTGCAAAACTTTAATTTTCAATTGACAAATACTACTATTGACTATATAATAAATTAAATTATATAGGAAAATGTTTTGACTTTAATAATAAAGAAATACGACTACCAATCAATATCTAGAAAACAAGTAAACGGTAAACGTTTATATGAAACACCTGACGGTAATGCTGTTGCAAGCGTAACAACAATACTTGACGCTACCAAAGATAAAACACACTTGGTACAATGGCGGAAACGAGTAGGGGAAGCAAAGGCACAAGAGATTGTAACTGAAGCCGCAGGTGTGGGTACTAGGATGCATAAGTATCTCGAAGATTACATCGACACAGGAGAATGGCCACAGCCTGGAAGCAATCCATATGCTCAACAAGCACATATGATGGCAGAACAAATAAAAACTCAAGCACTAACAGATGTAGATGAAATATGGGGGTCAGAAGTAAACTTATACATGCCTAACATGTATGCAGGTACAACTGACTTAGTTGGACAGTACAGAGGTAAACCCTCTATCATGGACTTTAAACAAACTAACAAGCCTAAAAAAGTCGAATGGGTAGTTGACTATTTCCTACAACTTGTCGCATATGCAGAAGCACACAATGAAATCTACGGAACGAATATATGCGAAGGACATGTGTTTATGTGCAGTCGTGCAGGTGAGTATCAACAGTTTGATATTTGGCCTAGTGAGTACGAAGAATGGCGCAACGAATGGTACCAACGAGTGTATACCTATTATGAAAAGTTCGCATAAATACATAATAAAAGCGTAGGAGAATCACGTGGCTGTCGTACAAATATCAAGAATTCAAGTTCGTAGAGGACAAAAAAACATAGGAACTGGAGTACCTCAACTATCGTCTGGTGAGTTTGGTTGGGCAGTTGACACTAGGGAACTTTATATCGGTAATGGACCAGTAAGTGAAGGCGCTCCGCAGGTAGGCAACACAAAAGTTTTAACACAGTATGATGATATATTTTCTGTTGCTGACACTTATATCTATAAAAATGATTCCGGTATTCTTATAACTGGTGCAACACCAGTACAACGTTCGCTTCAAGACAGACTTGACGACAGAGTAAGTATCAGAGCGTTTGGCGTTGTAGGCGACGGAACTACAAATGTAACCTCACAATTACAAACTGCTATTGATCAACTTTATCTAAATACATCTAACGGCGGATTACCGCAAAGTAGAGTAGTATTACACTTAGAGGCAGGAGAGTATTTGATTAGTGATACAATTTATATACCTCCATACGCTACATTGGTAGGTGCAGGTAGTGATAAAACAATAATTAAATGCTCAACTACAATTGGTGAAATATTTAAAACTGTCAATGCAGATAGTATAATAGGATCACCTGCAACCAAAGCAAGCACCACTACACTAAATCAACCTAGTAATATCACAATCAAAGGTATTACAATCGACACAACTGCAACAGGAAATAAAGGTTTAGTGCTTGATTGCTGTAAAGACAGTTACTTTGAAGATATGAAAATCAAAGGTCCTTGGTCAACAAGTGACACAATTTCTACATCAGAAGTAGCTGTGGAACTAAACAATCTTAGTTTGGTATCTAGCGTTGTTGAAACTAAGAATAATACATTTAAGAACGTCACTTTAGATGGCTTTAGTTACGCGGTAAGTTCTGATTGGGATACAAACAATAACATTTGGACAGATTGTGATTTTAATAGTTTAGGATACGGAGTGGCATTTGGTATTAATCTAATAAGTTTAGATCCAGGGTTATACTCTAGTAAAAATTACGGTCCTTACAATAACATTTTTGAAAAATCTAGATTTAGCAACATAGACAAACAGGCAATTTGGATTAAGTTTGGAGAATGGAACAATAGTATTTCTAATAAATTTAATTCTTGTGGCTGTGATGGCGGCGCAGAATATCAAAGTCAGCACAGTATTATTAAGTATGAAACTAGCACCAACGGTAGTGACAAAGACTACTTTGCTAGAACAAAAGAGCTTAGTTATACACCTGCCTATTGGATTAGTTATGATTATGTTCCAGAGATTGAAGGAAGTGTCAATTGCGAATTTGGCGAAAGACATGTACTTAACACAATTGGTTACACAGGTCTTAACGTTGACAGTGAGCCTATATATGCAAAGACATTTAGACTTCCAGCAGAACAAGATGTTGCTAACCAAACATATGAAATAGATTATATTATAACTAGTAGAACGTATGCTGCCCATAGAGCAGGAACATTAACTATAAACTGTGACGGTTACAACAAGACAGTTGCAGTATCAGACGAGCATACATTTATAGGAGCAGGCAGCGATTTATATCTTGACAAAATTTATTTTGATGCTACACTAGAGACATTCTTTGGTGAAGTAAGTGTAATAGATGTTAAGATTTCAAATCAGATGCCTTCCGATGATGCATCGCAAATAGAGTACAAAGTGAAACTTAAAAAAACTAGAATAGACGCAAGCGGGGAATAATGTTCGATCAAAAATATGAGGATCGCTTATCTTCGTGGAGCTGCCTTCGGCAGAGTTTAGAAGTATCAACCACACCACTCAAAGATCTTATAGAAGCTTACGACCATGCTCCGAGGGTGAGTATACACACCGATCCTTGGGATAAAGCAACTTGGCCTAGTCCATGGGAACTTGTTTTAGAAAATCAATATTGCCAGTTCTGTATTGTACTAGGAATGGCGTATTCTTTACAGTTAACTGAACGCTTTAAGGGGTCAAATTTTGAGATACATATTGGTATAGATAGGGACAGTAAAGAACAATACTATCTGCTATTTGTAAATAATCATATTTTAGGATGGAATAATACATGTATAGATAGGAGCGAATTGCCACAAAGTTTTGTATCGCAAACAGTCTATACACTAGATCCACTTCAATAAATAACCTATAACAAGAAGGAAAAGAACATGTCAAATGGTATAAAAATTGTAAAACGCGATGGCCGCAGAGAATCACTAAACATTGAAAAAATACACTTTGTTGTAGAAGAAGCTTGTAAAAACTTAGCAGGTGTTAGTAGCAGCCAAATTGAAATGAACGCTAATTTACAATTTTATGATGGCATGAGCACTTCAGAAATACAAGAAATTCTTGTTCGTTCTGCAAACGATTTGATTTCTTTAGATAATCCTAACTATCAATTTGCAGCAGCTAGACTATTAACTTATGGTTTGTATAAGCAAGTTTTTGGCCAGTTTCAAACTATTCCTTTGCGCGATATGATTAGACAAAATATAGACAGGGGTGTTTACGATTCAGAAATATTAGAGAAATACACTGACGAAGAAATTGATCGCATGGATAGTTATATACACCACAAGCGTGATGAAAACTTTACCTACGCAGGCCTACGTCAAGTTGTAGACAAATACCTTGTACAGGATAGATCATCTGGAGACTTATTCGAAACACCACAATATATGTACATGATGATTGCAGCAACTCTATTTGCAAACTATCCTGCTGAAAATAGAATGTATTATGTAAGGAGATACTACGATGCGACCTCACTTTTTAAAATCAACATTCCAACCCCGGTCATGGCCGGAGTACGCACTCCTGTGCGCCAGTTTGCCTCCTGCGTTCTTGTTGATAGCGACGACACACTTGATAGCATCTTTGCCAGCGATATGTCCATTGGCCGCTACACAGCGCAAAGGGCAGGCATCGGAATCAATGCAGGACGCATTAGAGGAGTTAACTCAAAAATCCGAGGAGGAGAAGTTGCCCATACAGGAATCATTCCGTTTCTAAAGAAATTTGAAAGCACAGTAAGATGTTGCACACAAAATGGAGTAAGAGGCGGCAGTGCCACTACACATTTCCCGTTTTGGCATCAAGAGATTGAAGACATTCTTGTACTGAAAAATAACAAAGGTACAGAAGACAACCGTGTACGCAAACTAGACTACTCAATCCAACTTAATAAAACAATGTATGAAAGATTGTTAGCTGGTGGAGAAATTACTCTTTTCTCGCCACATGATGTACCAGGATTATACGAAGCATACTTTGGCGATCCAGCAGTGTTTCAAGAACTATACGAAAAATACGAACGTGCTACTAGCATTAAGAAAAAGCGCATTGATGCAATGGAATTGTTCTCAGCACTTATCAAAGAACGTGCAGAAACAGGTCGCATTTATATTATGAATGTAGACCACGCTAACACACACAGCAGTTTCAAAGACACTGTTTATATGAGTAACTTGTGCCAAGAGATTACACTACCTACAAAACCACTACAACACATTGACGATGAAAATGGAGAAATTGCTCTGTGTATCCTAAGTGCAATCAATGTAGGAATTATTAGAACCTTAGATGACTTAGAAGAATTGTGTGATCTTGCAGTAAGAGCATTGGAAGAAATAATTGATTATCAACGCTATCCTATCAAGGCAGCTGAGATTTCAACTAAAGCTCGTCGTTCTTTAGGAATTGGCTACATTGGTCTAGCACATTATCTTGCAAAGAATCATGCCAATTATGGTGACGAGACAGCATGGAAACTTGTACATGACCTAACAGAAGCTTTCCAATACTATCTACTAAAAGCATCTAACACACTTGCTAAAGAACGCGGTGCGTGTGACGCTTTTGGACGTACTAAATACAGCGACGGCATTCTTCCTATTGATACATATAAAAAGGATGTTGACACTATAGTAGCAAATGAGTTAAATTATGATTGGGAATCTTTACGCAACAATATTAAACAATTCGGGTTACGGCACAGCACATTGTCCGCACAAATGCCTTCGGAGAGCAGTTCCGTTGTGTCGAACGCAACAAACGGAATCGAGCCACCTAGAGGATACCTGTCCGTTAAGAAAAGCAAAAAGGGCCCCCTTAAACAGATTGTTCCACAATATCAAAGTCTTAAGCAACACTACACCTTGCTGTGGGACATGCCTAGCAACGAAGGTTACATCAAAATTGTTGCGGTGATGCAAAAGTTTTTCGATCAGGCTATTTCAGGCAACTGGAGTTACAATCCTACACACTATGAAAATAATGAAGTGCCAATGAGTCAAATGATAAACGATTTATTGACTACATACAAGTTAGGATGGAAAACTTCTTACTATCAAAACACATACGATTACAAGGAAGATCCTAGCGAATTAGTAGAAGAAAAGCCTGTGGAAGTAATCCTTAATGGCTTTAGCGATGATAAAGAAAATGACGAAATGTGCGAAGCATGCGCAATTTAAGGTTGACAACCCTAATAAAATTTAGTATAGTATACAAAAAATAAGGAACAAGTATGTCTCGAACAGTTTTTAACAAAGAAAAAGTAGACTTTACAAAGCAGAATATGTTTTTTGGTGCAGAACAAAACACCCAAAGATACGACACATTTAAATTTCCTGTGTTCGATAAATTAAATCAAACTATGCTTGGTTACTTTTGGCGGCCTGAAGAAGTAAGTTTGCAAAAAGATAGAGCAGACTATGCAAACTTCCGTCCAGAGCAGAAGCACATCTTTACCGCCAATCTCAAGTATCAAACACTGCTTGACTCAGTACAAGGACGTGGACCTTGTTTGTCTTTCCTTCCTCATGTAAGTATACCTGAACTGGAAGGCTGCATTGTAACTTGGGACTTTTTTGAAACTATACACAGCCGTTCCTATACACACATTATGAAGAACATTTATGCTGACCCCAGTGAAGTATTTGATACTATACTTGATGATGATAAAATTTTGGCTCGTGCGCAAAGTGTTACAAAATACTATGACGAGTTTAATGCAGCGTCAGATGCATACTTCCATCGCAAAGAAGGTAGTCTTAAAGAGGTTAAGAAAAAATTATATCTCGCGATGATGACTGTTAATATTCTTGAAGGTCTTCGCTTCTATGTGAGTTTTGCTTGTACATTTGGCTTTGGAGAACTAAAGCTAATGGAAGGTAGTGCTAAGATTATTAGTCTTATTGCTAGGGATGAAGCACAGCATTTGGCACTTTCAACACATGTATTGAAACTATGGGCTCAAGGTAAAGATGATCCTGAAATGGCCAAGATTGCAAAAGAATGTGAAGAAGATGTTTATAACCTATGGCGCGAATGTGTGGCGGAAGAAAAAGACTGGGCAGACTATTTGTTTAAAGACGGATCAATGATTGGACTAAACTCTACACTTTTACATCAGTACGTGGAATATATTGCCAATAGACGTCTTAAGGCTTTAGGCTTTAATGCTATTTTTGATGCTCCAGTAAACACAAATCCTTTACCATGGACACAGCATTGGCTAAGTAGTAGCGGACTTCAAGTTGCTCCACAAGAAACAGAAGTTGAAAGCTATGTTATTGGCGGAATAAAACAAGATGTCGATAAAAATATGTTAAAAGGATTTAGTTTATGATACAAATATGGGGTAAACCACAATGTCCGCATTGCGAGGCAGCAAAAAGATTATGTGAAATGCGTAAATTATCGTATGAATACAGGCAACTTGGTGTAGACTTTGAGCGTGAGGAAGTTTTACAAGAGTTTCCTGAAGCACGTACATTTCCACAAATTGTGGTAAATGGACAAAAAATAGGCGGGTATGAAAACCTTGCAGGCTATTTAGAAGATACTAATTATAACGGAACAGGATACAGTTTATAATGTTAATTGAAACTCCCTACAAAGTAGGCGATAATGTAAGTTTTAAACTAACTTCAGGTGAAGAAATTATTGGACGTTTAGAAGCAGAAGATGCAAAAGGATACACAGTGCATAAACCAATGGTCCTTATTGCTCAACAAACTGGTTTAGGTCTAGCACCTTTCATGTTTAGTGTATCTGCAAATTCTAAATTTGTACTGCAATCAAACGCAGTAAGTTGTATTGCTAAAACAGAAGAAGAAATTAGCAAGCAATATGTGCAAAGCACCACAGGTATAGCTCTTTCTTAAACCTAATAAAGTCAACGATAAATACATCATAAGAGGATGTATAGTATGACTTTATATCGTGGTGCCCCATTTGATGAAACAAATCTTTTTACTAGATCAGCTGTAGAAGGCGGTAAACTTGTCTATGGCAATGCTACATCTTTTGTACAAGTGGACGGAGGATCATTTGCGCAAAGTGTAAATTATCAAAACGGAGGACTACTACCTAAAGAAGGTACAGCTACATATGTGCCTAATCCAGACTATAACCCGAATAGGAATTAATAGATGGCAGAATTAGGTAGTATCCTTTTACGCCGAGGTACAACAGCAGAAAGACTAAAATTTGTACCTCTCAAAGGCGAAATTATTTACGACACAGAATTAAAACAAGTGTTTGTCGGTGATGGTGAAACCTATGGCGGCATAAGTGTTTTTAATGATGCTGTGGTGGTCGATACAAACGGTGACCTAAAAGTTGGAGATAACGTAGCAGTAATCCTAGGAGACGATGGACTTGCACGAAGTTTAAGATTACCTGGAGGTTTAAATGCACAACGCCCTGCTCCTTTAAAAGGTGGATTACGATTTAACAGCCAGGACAAAGTTTTAGAGTTCAGTGATGGTGAAGAATGGTTTTTCCTTGATAAAAATGTCATTACTGGCGATGTAATAGAATTACATGTTAGTTTAGACGGAACTGATAGTAGACGTTATGGAGCTCAAAGAGGGCGTAGTTGGGGCACTGCATTTAGAACAATCAACGCAGCAATGCGTTTGGCAGAAGATATAGTCAATGCTAGACCAGAAACAGAGCCTTTTGTAAATGAAGAACAACCATATCGGCAAGTACAAGTTCTTGTTAAGGTAGCAAGTGGCATTTATGAAGAACATCTTCCTATTCGTGTTCCAACTAATACATCTATATTTGGCAGTGGACAAAGACGTACAACTGTACGGCCTAAAGCTGGAGTAGTTTCTCAATCACCTTGGGCAAAAGTTCGTTTTTGGCGAGAGACTGATGAGTATCCAGACGGTTATTTTGGATTTCATTATTTAACTGATGCTTCGGATGAGTTTTCAACTCCTAAAGATAATACAGATATTGATATATTCTTATGTAATGACACAAACTGGTTCCATGATTTCGGAACCGATCTTCACAACAGTTTTTGTTTTGTACTAGATCCAGAAGGACAAATTTTAACCAAATCACCTTATCCTCATACAGGAGTATGTTTTGCTAAAAGTAGTTACAACACTGACCCTTACGCAGTTGGCTTCCATGGCGGAATGTTTGCTGATGGATTTACAGGCAATCAGGATTTTAATGTAGATATAGTAGAATCAGACGGTGCTATGATTGCTAGTGGCTTTTATAGAAAACCAAATATGCCTACTGCTTTTTATATTGACGGTGTTAGATATCAAGCAGACAGTGTAGAATCGGATGGGTTGGGCGAAGAAGATGCAGCAGAATTATTAAGACTTAATAAAGAATTTATACAAGAAGAAACAATACAGTTTGTTAATGACAAGTATATCTTTAATTACAATAGGGATAAGTGTCGGAGAGATTTAGATAAAATACTAAGGAATGTTTCTTATGACAACGTGTTAGGCACTAACTTTTTAACCCACTTGTCTGCTACGTCCTACCTTAGACCTAATAGTGCTTATGTTTTATCTGACCAACGACCAGAAACTGCTGGAGGAATAAATTATGCCAAAGGACAGGCTAACACAAGTCTAACTTCTCATACAGCTAGTCAAACAAAAAACACACAACTTTTTAATAGTATAATTGATACAATAAACAATCAAACTATACCAGAAATTTATTGGCCAGCAACAGTTTACAATGATGAAAAAGATGCGATCATCCAAATATTATCGCAAAATATTCCATTTATAAAAGCAGAATTAACTGCTTGGATAAATTATCAAATAAACAATAGTATTGCGCCGTTTGCATCTTTTTCATACGATATTGATAAGTGTAAACGAGATACAGAATTTGTTGTTAATGCACTAATTTTTGATTTAATATACGGAGGCAATTTTGCTACAATAGAAATTGCTAATTCTTATTGGCTTGGTATTACAAGCCAAGTTCCTACGCAACAAGAACAACACCTTGCAGCATACAACAGATTAAAAATAATACTAGGTGTAATTTTTACTAATGACGAAAGTATAGAATGGAATGACAAATACCAATTAGATGTTCCACAGGTAATTGTTCCTAATGTAGAAACAGTAACACAAACAAAAATAGATACAGCTAACGCCCTTGTTACGATTGTAGGAGAAGTTATATCTTACGGCACAAACTATGCGCCATTAACAGAATATCCTAGCATTACAGACTTGTTTAATGCCACCCCTCCTTTACTACAAACAGAATTTCAAAAAGCAATAGATGCTAGAACTGTTCTAGTTACAGACACTACAGATATTATTAATAGCACAATTGCTTTTATTGATACAGCCTACGCAAGTTTCACTTATGATGAAGCAACCTGCCGTAGAGATGTAGGCCTGCTTATAGACGCTATGCGACATGATTTGATTTATGGCGGAGAAATTGAAACTGTCAAAGCAGGAAAAACATATTTTGAAACTGGTAGTACAGTAATAGCAGATCAAGAAGCAGAAACAGTAGACGCCATTAACTATGCAAGAGATTTAGCCATTAATGTTGTTAATAATAGTGTACCTAGTAAAGTTTACCAAAGCACCATAACACAAATACAAGATAGTAATTACCAGTCTGGTGTGGACATAAACACTAGATTGACTGACCTTTTTGGTATAGTAACAAATGTTATATCTAACTATTCTAACATAAAAGCAGCACACGATTTATTAGAATCTAATAAAGTTTGGATACAAG